TGATGGTGGTGTATTGGGTAATATCCCAACAGCACTAGCAGGAGTAAACTCTGGTCCAAATGCAGTTAACCCTTCAGGTGAGGCTGGATCAGGTATCCTACGCCCAGAGCAAGCACGTCGTTTTATTGACTACGTGTGGGATGCTACCATTCTCGCCCAAGATGGCCGTCGTGTTACTATGAGAGCCAATACAATGGAACTCGAAAAGGTAAACGTCGGAGAGCGTGTTATTCGTGCAGCAGCGCAAGCAGTTGGCGATTACACAAACGCAGGTGCAACATTCTCAAAGGTTGAATTGACTACAAAGAAGATTCGTCTTGACTGGGAAGTATCTGCAGAATCACTAGAAGATAATATCGAAGGTGCACAACTAGAAGACCACATTGTTCGTTTGATGACAAATGCTTTCGGTAATGATATCGAAGACCTTGCAATCAACGGAACAGGATCTGGTTCAGATGCATTCCTAGGAATTATGAACGGATTCGTAAACCGTGTAAAGACAGACGGAGATGCTCATGAGTCAGTTGTAACAGTCGCTAATAACGCCTGGACAACAGATGTAATGCAGGACATCATCCTTGCAATGCCACGTAAGTATCGTGCTATCAAGTCTAACTTGAAGTTCTATGCTGGTACAGACGCATTCCAGGGAATCGTTAAGAATAACGGTACTCTAGCAGACGCAGTCGCAGAAGCATTTGCTTCTCAGGCTGGCGGTACTCCAACAAATCGTCAAGCATATCTTGACGGTGGAGCACAGACATTCGGTGGAGCACGTACAACTCGTGTCCTAGGAATTGACGTACAAGAAGTTCCTTACTACCCTGCAGGATATGTCGACTTGACATTCCCACAGAACCGTGTATGGGGCTTCCAGCGTGATATCACTGTTAACCGTGAATACAGAGCAAAGAAGGACACTGTAGAATATACAGTATTCGTACGCTTTGGACTTCAATGGGAAGAACAAGATGCTATCGCATTCGCTGATGCTGCAGCAGACGCATAATCTGTAAACAGTAAATTTTAGGGGGAGTAGGAGTTAGTTCTCCTGCTCCCCTTATTAACTTATAATGATATAATACTATTTAGGAGGAAATAATGGAAAATATAAATGAAAATCCAGCAACAGAGCCAGAAGTATTTGAGACTCCAGTAATTGTTGAAGAGCCAATTGTTGAACAATGGCATCCACCAGTTTTTGAAGAACCAGTACACGTAGAGCCTGCAGTGGAAGAAGTTCCTGTTGAAGCACCAGCAGAAGTCATTCATGCACCAGCATATCCAACAGAGCCAGAAGTTCAGGCTTTAGGAAATGTAAACGGAGCAATTGGTGTAACAACTGCACCAGTAACAAGAAAGATTTCTTCAAAGAAGTCAACAGAGCCAAAAGAAACAGTTGCACTTAGATCTACAAAAAATGTAACTTGGCCAGGAGTAGGCAAGATCTACAACGGTATCAATATTGTTGAAAAAGATGCTGCTGATCAGTGGCTAACTCGTTCACATGTTACGCTTGCAACACCAGAAGAAGTTGCCAAGGAATTTGGTAAGTAATTCATGGAAATATTGAGGGTTCCGCCATACGAAACAATTGCAGTAAATTTTGTTGTCCCAGCAGGGTACATCAATGTAGACATCTATGCAAGAGTTACGGACATGGCGGATCTTTCAATCCAGGATATAGAGTTTTTAGATTCATCTACAGGAGATGATTTAGAAATTTCTCTTCCTGGAAGATACGACAATAACTACAGAGTAGAACTTTTTAAAATTGTTAGCGGTACAGAAGTTTTAATCTACGAAGAGTTTTATGAATTAATAAGACCATATGTAGATCCAAATACATTAGGAACAACAGCATCAGAAATTGCTGAGTACACAACTCTAGAACTAGTAGCAAGATCAATCATTGACACCTTTGCTACAGATGGATTTTATAATAAAAAAATTACTTTAGTTGAAACTGGTAACGGTTCCGACTACCTTCATTTATGGAACAAGGCTTACAGAGTTTTTAAAGTATACGAGAATAACGAACTAGTCTATGACAGATCGACTCCAGATACAAATAAATATGATTACGCAATAACATCAGACAAGACTGCAATACAGAAAACCTATGCTGGACAATTCAACAGGTCTGAATCTACTGGACCAAATCTTATTTCTGCAAGAGGAGACCTTGGAGAATATGGTTATGGAGGGGCTTCTTTCCCTCAAGGACATGATTACAAAATTGTTGTTGATCAGGGATATCTCACAGTTCCAGCAGACATTGAATATGCCTCAAAACTTTTGATTGAAGATTTAAAGTGTGGCAAGTTGGATTACTATAAGAGATACGTAACTGCATACAACACAGATCAATTTAGAATTCAATTTGATAAGACTATGTTTAACGGTACTGGTAACTTCTTGGTAGATAAGATACTGGAGAAGTATGTTAAGACCATTGTCAAGCCAGGGATAATTTAATGATATGCGAATCAACAGACTTTATTTTCCCAATGCAAGCGGATATATTCTATCCTATAGTTGAGCAAGGCGCATACGGAGATTTAAAAAAGACTTGGATTATTGATAGAACTATTGCCTGTAATTTTTCACATGCAGGCTCTGCAACAAAAGAAGAAGTCACCCCCAATGTAAACATAACACAAGAAAATCTTTTAATAGGTAGATCAAAAACTGATGTAAGAATTTCTAGTTTAGACTCAAAGAACTCAGTAACTAATATCGTTATAAGCAATATAAAAGATAAGTCTGGCAATCAGGTTTATATAGAAACCGCTGGAATCAGATCTGGCAAAGCAACCCTTTTTGAGATAGCATCCGTACAACCATTTCTTGGTCCATTTGGCAATGTTGAATATTACAATGTTCTTATACGTCGTTCTGAAAATCAGGCGGTAGACCTATGATATCCTTAAAATTTGATAGCAAAATGTTTAAGAAGGAAATGGACAATATAATGGAGTACTCTGTTGGATTTGTTGATGGGTTTGTAAGTGGAAGAAAAGAGTTTTTAAATAATCTTGGACCAGAAGTTGCAGAATTAGCCTCACAGTTTATTGATACTAATGCAAGAGTAAGCCCTGCTACACTGCACCATGTTTATGAATGGACAAAGGTTGGAAGCCCAGGAGCAAGATTGTTTGATATTAAATACTCAATAAACTCTTCTGGTTTATCTTTTAACTCTAGTTTTAAACAGTCTGATAGCATTAAGCAGGGGTCTAGCGTTCCTTTCTATAACAAAGCACAGATCATGGAAAGTGGAACAGCCGTGACCATCTCTCCAAAAGAAGGACAGTCTTTGGTGTTTGAAGTTAATGGAGAAACAATTTTTACAAAGGGTTCTGTGGTTGTAGAAAACCCAGGGGGAGACGTTCAAGGTCAATACTCAGATGTATTCGATGTATTCTTTAGTAGATATTTTTCTCAAGCATTTTTAAAGACTAGCGGACTATATCAATACTTTAATAACCCAGTAGTATATAAAGCAAACCTTCGTAAAGGTAAAAGATCTGGTAGAAGTGCTGGACTTTCCACGGGATACAAGTGGGTTGCAGGAGCAAGGATAGGTGCATAATGGCTAATGACTCAACACTAAATACCCCAGTTATCTGGATCAACAAATACCTTCAGCATAAGATTGCTGAACTAACTAGTAATCAAGATACAGACCTAACTAAGGGTTTTGGTATTCCTATTTTCCCGTCAAGCCCATCAACGATAGACGATCTAACAGAAACCTTTATTAAGATTAATGGAGAGAACTATTCGTATTCAGGTATCGCAGCCTACTGGGATAGACTTGCCAAGATGAACAAGTCTGGATTCCCACATATTAAGTGTGAGCAGATACTATATTATTTTTATTCAACACAAGAAAATGTAATTGAAAAACTAGTCAGAACTCAGGAGGCCGTCCTTAGACTTATGGATCGAGGAGATGAAACGGCTGAGGAAATAAACGACTGGTGTAAACACAGACAGGTAAACCTTGGAGGAGAACTCGTAGACAATATGTTCTATTTCCATAACTTCAAGGTGTACCAACTAGAGGAGACCAGAGACATTATTGACTTTGGCTCAGCCCGTACCTATGGTGGCAACAAATTTATCATTGACTACGATTATCATCAAATGCCAGAATTAACCAATAATGCCTGGCAGCCAGAAGTTCGTCCAGCAGGACAAGATAAATATATAGTTTAAAAGGGATGTTATAATTATCATGAGGAAACAAGCCCTTTAATCTAAAAGAAAAAAGAGGTGAAATACATGGCATATACACGTGGTAGTTCAAACGATATTATCGTTGGAGCAGCAGCACTCTTCACATACGAAGCAGGCGCACTTGCAGACGCAGATCTTCCAGCATACGTATCAGGAACTTCATACAAGGAGACACTTGCAGCACCTGCAAACTCCGATGAATTCCGCAATGTTGGATACACAATGAATGGTTTGGAAATACAATTCCAACCAGATTTCGGCGAAGTAGCAGTAGACCAGGTACTTGACGTTGCTAAGTTATTTAAGCAAGGCATGCAAGTAAATCTGAATACTACATTCGCAGAATCAACACTAGAGAACCTTCTATTTGCATTAGCAGGTAAAGATTCATCTATGACTACAGTATCAGGAAACCCAACACTTAATCTTTCAGCAGGAGACATCGGAGATGTTCCAGTCGAGCGCGGTTTGGTTGCAGTTGGTCCAGGAACTGGAGACGCTTCAGAAAATATTGAGCGCGTCTACGTTGCATACCGTGCACTTTCAATCGAAAGCGTATCAGTATCAGCAAAGAGAGACGAAGCGACAATGTTCGAAGTATCATTCCGTCTTCTTCCAAATGATAATGCATCATACGGTAAGATCGTAGATCGTACTGTTGGCGTAGCATCATAATACAACTTAATATATACAGTTTGACCCAGACCCTAAAAAGTCTGGGTCTTTCTGTTATACTATATGTATGGCAACAACTGTTTATAAAACTGGATTAATCACATTAATGGATGGGACAGAGTTAGAACTGTCTCCTCTTAAAATTAAACATCTAAGATATTTTATGGATAAATTTGAAAATGTTAAATCCGCACAAGACGACATAGAGGCAATAGAAGCCTTGTCTGATTGTGCACAAATTTGTATGAAACAGTTTAAGCCAGAGATCGCTATTTCAAAAGAAATATTTGAAGAGTACGTTGATATAAAAACTGTATACGCAATTCTTGACATTACTGCTGGTATTAAGATTGATAAAGAATCAGAAGAACCAGTAAAAAAGCAAGCAGTGGATTCAGGTTCAACATGGGAAACCTTAGACTTAGCAACATTAGAGTCTGAGGTTTTTTTGCTCGGCATCTGGAAAGACTATGAAGAACTTGAACTATCCTTATCTATGTCAGAATTAACGGCTACATTAAACATAAGTCGTGACTTAGACTATCAAGGAAAGAAATTTATGGCAGCAATTCAAGGTGTTGACCTAGATAAGCAAAGCGGTAGAGATCAAGGAAATGCCTGGGAAGAAATGAAAGCAAGGGTATATTCTAAGGGTCAGGCAAGTAACGCAAAAGACATACTCGCACTACAAGGCGCAAACGCAGCAAAGGCTGGATTCGGTATTGGTATGGGATTATCATACGAAAAGATTGAATAAAAATAAGCCTGTTTGTGGTATAATTAACTAACCTACATTGGAGGAACAAATGACAGACCAGAATAACAGCATCCACCTTATGGATGAAACAGAAATAAAGATCAGACCGCTAAAGATATCTCTACTAAAGCCATTCCTAAAAGAATTTAAAAGCCTAGAGAAGGTTGCGGATAATGATGAAAAATCTATGGACGTTTTGCTTAACTGTGTTCAAATTGCACTTAAGCAGTATGCTCCAGAATTAGCAGAGGACAGAGCAAAGATTGAGGACAGTATTGACCTTCCTACAATCTACAAGATTATTGACGTTGCTTCAGGTATTAACTTAACTGACACAGCATCACTTCTTGGTTCAGTCCCAAAGTAAGAGGGTGTTATGATTGTCTGACGTAAATGCTAATATAGGTATTAATTTTGATACCCAGCAAGCACTTGCATCTTTACGTCAGTTACAGGCGGGACTTAGCCGTTTCAATCAATCCCTAACACAGGGGAATATCGCTGCTGAGAATGCACAAAAGGGTTTAAATGCCCAATTGATGCAGTCTATCAATGCCACTGGAAAGTTTGTAGCATCTCAAAAAGTTGTTGCAGGCAGTACATCAGCATTTACAACAGCCTTAGAAAAGAATCAACTCTCTATGGGAGAGTACTTTAGATTTACTGCAGCAGCAGCGACAGCAAACACTAAAGTCTTTTCTAAGATGTTTGCTCATGAACGAGACATATTTAATCGTGCTCGTAAGGATAGAGTAAAGTCTTTACAGACTCAATACATACAATTAACTAGCGCCAATGGTGAACTAGTAAAGGTTCTTCAGGTAGTTCCAAAGCACCTTCAGATGGTCAATGGCAAGTATGCAGACTATGCTACAAGAACTCAGATGGCTGCACAAAGACAACAGATGATGAATCAGTTGCTCAAGCAAGGTTCGACTCAACTTCTAAACTTTGGTAAGAATACTCAATGGGCAGGTCGCCAGTTGATGGTTGGTCTTACAGTCCCTCTCACAATGCTTGGAGGATTTGCCTCTAAGGTTTTCAGGGAGATGGAACAGTCAGTAATCGCATTCACAAGAGTTTATGGAGACATGACTACAAGTGGAGATGCAACTAATAAAGCAATTGCAGACATCCAAAGACTTGCAAAAGAATTTACAAAGTATGGAATCGCAGCAAAAGATACTATAGAGATGGCTGCCAAAGCAGCAGCAATGGGTTTAACTGGAAACGATTTAAATGCACAAGTAATATCAGCAACAAGGCTTGCTGTTCTTGGTCAAGTGGAACAACAACAAGCACTCGAAACAACTATTTCTCTTCAAAACGCTTTTGGAATTTCTTCAGAACAACTTGCAGAAAAGATTAACTTTCTTAACGCAGTAGAAAACCAGACAGTACTTTCTATTGAAGACTTAACTATTGCAGTTCCAAAGGCTGGACCAGTTATAAAGCAACTAGGTGGATCTGTAGAAGATCTTGCATTCTTTATGACTGCAATGAAGGAAGGTGGAATCAACGCATCAGAAGGTGCTAACGCACTTAAGTCTGGTCTTGCTTCTATGATTAATCCTTCTAAGAAGGCAGCAGGATTCCTTGCAGATCTTGGTATCAACATAAAGGGTCTTGTTGAAGCAAACGCTGGAAACCTTAAAGGAACAGTCATTGGTTTTGCAAAAGCACTTGACACACTAGATCCACTAAATAGAGCAAGAGCAATTGAACAAATGTTTGGTAAGTTCCAATTTGCTCGTCTATCAACATTATTTCAAAACGTAACAAAAGATAGTTCTCAGGCTGCTAGAGCACTTGGACTTGCTGGAGCATCAGTTGAAGAATTAGCAATCTTATCTGAGAGAGAACTTGGAAAAGTAGAAGATGCTGTTGGAGTTAAATTCCAAAAAAGTATTGAACAATTAAAATTAGAACTCATTCCAATTGGAAAGACATTCCTACAAGCGCTAACACCAGTAGTTGAATTTCTTGGTAAGATTTTAGCGAAGTTTAATAACTTTAGCGATGGAACTAAAAAGGCTTTTGCAATTGTTATTGGAGTTGTAGGGGGACTTGCCCCAGTTGCACTGATGACATTTGGTCTATTCATGAACGCTATTGCAAACGGCATTAAGTTATTTGCTGCCCTTCGTAGTGGAATGGCAAAACTAAATGGTCAGAACAATGTACTAGGTGGAGGATTTGATTACCTTACACAACAAGAGATTGAACAACTAGCACAGACTAACGCCCTTCACACATCTCACCAACAATTAATTAGCACATTTAATGTGGAGTCTGGAGCAGTTAATGCTCTTGCTGCAGCCTATGCAAATGCAGCAAGCCAAGCAAGAACTCTTGCAGCATCATCACCAGGATTATTTAATACAGTTCCAGGACCAGTAGGCGCAGTTGCAGGTTTACCACCTGTTCAAAAGTTTGCAAAAGGCGGAGTTGTTCCAGGTACAGGAAATAAAGACACCGTACCTTCAATGCTTACTCCTGGAGAAGTTGTACTAACTACAGATACTGTAAAAAAGAATCCAGAACTTGTTGCAGCACTTCTTACTGGCACTGTAAAGAAGTATGGTACAAGTACTCAGTCTGAAGGTGGAGGAATGAAGCCTCCTAAACTAGGCATAGCAAGTGTTACAGAAATGATGTCTATGGGTATAGATGATTTTGCAGCAGAGATTGGAAAACTTGGAAAAGGTGCTTCTCAAGCAACAGCCATTGCAGAAGTTAAGTTAGAATTAACTAAAGCGACAGACCGTGCAGGAGAAGATATGGCAAATGCAATTAAAAGAATGCTTGCAGAAGCAGCACAGTCTGTTGAAAAGGTATCTGCTGATTGGGTAAAAAATAGAGCAAAAGATATTAATCCAGAAACTGGGGAACAGTGGAGAGCGCCATATGCAAATACATCTTCAACACCATGGCAGCCAAGTGATCCAGCAAGAGCACAAGTAGAACCAGGCGGTAGATATGTTGCTGCTCACATGGAAGCACCAAAGCCAAAGATTACAGACAAAGCCGAGTTAGAACGTCTTGCAGTTCTTGCTGGAAAATCAGGCCTAGGCGAAGCCCTTGCTCTCGCAGCAAAACATGGTGGCTCTGCAACACCAATGGGCAGTTTTACAGCGATGCTTCCAGAAGAAGCAAACAAAACAACTGCTTTAAATTTGTCTGACCCTAACGATGTAGCGATCCACTCTCAACTTGCAGCAAGAAGAGGGTTAGCGCCAGCACAATTTTCTGGTGACGATGCAAAAGTATTTGAAATGCCTAAGTCTGGAATACAGGATTTATTTAGTGGAGAAGATGCAGGTAAGTCTCTTTCTCCAGTAATGAGAGAAATTGCAAGACTTCATGGCAAAACCTTTGAACAAGGTCTTAACGACCCAGCAATTATGTCAGAGATGACTGCTGGTGTTGATAAGTTTGGTGGATTTATTGCAGAAGAGATGGACCAACTTCCAGATAAATTTGGAGAAGAAGATTTTTATGCAGCGGTGCAAAGAGCAAAAGATAGACTCACTCAAGCAGACGGAAAATTAAAAGAAGCAGTAGATAATCTAGGATTAACAACTACTTACTCAGTAACTACAAATGCGCCTAAAGAAGACGGCTCAAGAGATAGAAGAGCAAACAGAAAAGATGTTCCACAAAAGGCCCCCGCATTAAGAGACGAACTTGGACTTACAGATGCAGGAGTTGCAACAACAACACCTAAAGGAAAAACAAAAGTAATTCCTTTTGGCTCTTATCAAAAAAAGAATACAGACAATTTAGATTCTGGAGACATTATAGATCAACAAAGAGAGAAAGATAATGCTCCAACTGTTGAGGCTACCCCAGAAGAAATAGCAGCAGCAGAAGCAGCAGGTGCAGAGATTGGTAAAGCAGCAGCAGAC